GCGTATCACAACCGGGAAACAATGAAGGCACTGCGCACCGTTGGCTATGACGGCATGAAACCAAAGAGCGCAACGAAGGCCATCGACGAATCAACGATTCTTAACGAGCGTCAAATCGTCATGTACGACATGTACGAGAGCATCGTTGAAGAGTACGGTGTTTTCGACAAGGGCATCGGCGCCAACGGTGCGCATTACATCGGCGCAGAAGGCAACCCGTTTGCAGCCGAAGGCATGGCGTGCAAGAACTGTGTATTCTATCTCGCCAATCGGTGCGAGATCGTCGATGGCGACATCGAAGAAGACGCACTGTGCAAGCTCTGGATTATTCCCGAGTCCGCACTGATTGCCGAAGCACCGGTCGAAGCCGAAGCCGAAGAGATGGTCGAAGAAGAGACCGAGGAAGCCGTCGCCGAGGTCGAAGAGCCGGTCGAGGAAGCCGTCGCATCGGCACACATGGACGACGAAGAGAAAGCACTTGACAACACCGCGACAATGAACGAAGAAGCAACAAAGCGCTTCGCACGTCGATTGCTGGGGGTCAAATGAAGTCAACACCACACGCTATTAAAGCCGTCGCACCGTTCACCCTTAAGGGCACCGGTGTTGTCTACGGTGGCGAGGATTTGACCGGCGACCGATTCAGCAAAGATACCGACTTCGGCGGTACGCGTCCCTTCGTTGGGATGCCTGTCTACTACGACCACGCACTTGGCGGCATCAAGTCGCAAATCGGCACGGTCAAGGTTTGGACTCCAACCGACACTGGCATCGACGTGCAAATCGAACTTGACCGTAGGCACAAGTACGCAGCCGACGTCATGAAGCTCGCGGAGCAGGGTGCTCTCGGTCTTAGCACCGGTGCATTGCCTCATCTCGTGGAGCGCGTCGACGGCGAAATCAAACGTTGGGTGGTCGGTGAAATCTCATTGACGCCAACCCCAGCGGAGCCTCGAACCACTACCGAAGTTACGACCAAGGGAACCACTGTGCGCACTGCGGCAGAGAGCACCGGTCATGACGATATCAAAACCGCAGTATCTACAGAGGAAACAGAACACACCATGGAAAACATCAAAGACGCAGTCAAGGCTGCAATCAGCGAGCTCGCCGGCGAACCCGTAGCAGGCGGCACGATCCACAGCGGACCAGCAATGAAGGCCGCACCGGCCGCTGTCGAATCAGTGAGCCCATTTGACACCAACGAGTACCATCAGGCGTACAAGTCGTTCATGCGTGGCAGCGACGATGCATCGGTGATGAACACCCTGCACAACGCCAAGAAGTCAGCAACGAAGACACTGACCGAAGCAACGAACAACGACGGCGGTTTCACCGTTCCAACGACCATTAACCGCACCATCACGGCACGCCGTGACGAACTCTCGTTCTTGGGTCAAATTGGTTTCACTCGTGTCACCACGGAATCTTGGAAGCACATCATGCCTGCGCAGAGCACCAAGGCAACACCGGGGATTGTCGCCGAAGGTGTAACTGCAACAGCCAGCGAGCCAAACCTTGCCAACTCCAAGACCATCCAACTCTACAAAGACACACTGGAATTTGCTTTGTCAGATGAGTTGATGGCCGATACGTCGTCGAACCTCGAAGCGTTCCTGCAGAACGAAATCGCACGAGCGATGGCAGTCAGCGCTAACAACTACATCGTCAACGGCACCGGTTCTTCGCAGCCTTACGGTTTGCTGACCCGAGTCACCAACACTTACGCATTCAGCGCAACGGCAATCACCAACGCGCAGATTGTCGGGCTGAGCACAGACGTTGCAGGCGAATACCTGACCAACGGCGAAACCGGCTTCATTATGCAGAACTCCACCTGGGGCGCATTGAAGACGCTTGACCTCACCAACTACAACCGCATCACGGACACCGTGAACGGTCAGCGCACTGTCGAAGGTTGGCCGGTGATGTTGTCGGCGCAAATCCCAGCGATTGCCACGACCAACAAGTCGATCATCTTCGGTAACTACTCATTCTACGCATTTGTAGAGCGCGCAAGCGGTGTGCAAATCGAGCGATGGCGCGACGTGCGCAAGGGCTTGACCTACATTGTCGCTTCATGGCGCTACGGTGGCGACGTGACCCAAATCGAAGCATTCTCGGTCGGCGTCCACGCTTAGTCAATCAGGGAGGTGTCAAGGATTCCTTGACACCTCCCTACCACACGGAGACCCCACAATGAAAGTACAAATGTTATCCGGCATCGTGTTTCGTGACGCAGCCACCAAGGCCTGCACCACGTTCCAAGCCGGGGATATCATCGAAGTCAGCGAAGTTGATGCAAAGATTCTGATTGACGAAGGCTCAGCCGTCGCAGTGGAATCAGAGCCAGCCGAGAAGCCGAAGCGCACGACGAAGGTAGTCTAAATGGCATACGCAACCGCCGCGGATTTGCGTGCGTACATCGGCGCAACCGCAACGACGGACGACACACAACTTGGCAATGCGGTGACCCGTGCGCAGACCGAAATAGAGCGACAGACGCACCGAGTCTTCGAAGCGGCCGCAGACACGACGCGGTATTACACACCGTTGTACCGTCGCGAAGTGTTGGGCGATCTTGAGGACGACGGGCGCACCTTGTGGCTCGGTGCTGACCTGTGCGCCATCACATCGATAACCAACGGCAACGGCACCGCAATTGCACTGTCAGACGTCGTGACCATCGATATCAACGTCAAGCCATGGTACGCAATCCGACTCAAAGACAGCGCAAGCATTCAGTGGACTTTTACCGGTACGCCGGAGTATTCCATTGCGGTCGTCGGTCGCTTTGCATACTCTACAACGCCACCAGCGGACATTGTAAGCGCCACGTTGATGCTCGGGGCATATCTGTACCGAAGACGCGAAGGCGGCCCGGATACAGACCGCAACATCATCAGCGCTGACGGCGTGCTAATGGCACCGGCACGGTTTCCGACCGATGTATCAACCATCATCAAGAAATACGTGAGGCACTCATGAGTTCACAACTCGACAGCATCCTTGACGCGGTCGAGGCAATGAGTGTCAGCGGTGTGACCACGGTATACCGCGGTTCATCGCTGAAGGATTCTGCGGAGATCGCAGACATCCCCATGCGTATCATCAGCGCCATCGGCATGAGTTCCGCACGGGTGCAAACCAAGACGCTCGGCGGGCCTGGGCATGTGATGATGGCAGAGTGGACAATCACCGACCTCGCACTACTTCGCTCTGCGGGCATGGGCTTGGGATTGTCCGACGTTGCGCCAAACGTTGAATCGTACTTGGCTGCGTATCACAACGCAGTCAAAACATTGACGGCGCCATCGTGGTCAGTTGTTGACCTTCGGTGTCGTGCGCAAGTCTTGGAATTTCCAGCGGCTTCGGGCCGTAACTATGACGCCGTCGTGGCGACCCTTGTATTCCGTGAGATTAACCAATAGGAGACTAGACCATGCCACAAACCACAGCCGCAGTCAACGGCGTTGCTTCAACGGTAAGCATCAAAGTCGGCGCTGGATCGTACGTTGACATCAGCGGAGCCACGCAGAGCGTCGACGCCGCAACCGCTACGGTGATGAACTCCGACACCTACACGCTCGACGGGAGCGGCGCAATCATTTTGTTGGGCAAGTATGAGCCCGTCGATGTGACGGTCAACATCTTGTATACCGAGACCATCACCACGGAGCCGTTCATGGTTGCGCAGGGTGCCTTCGCAGCGAAGAGCGCTGTGCAAATCAAGTGGGTACCACGTGGCGCAGGCTCGGGAGCCAACACGATCGAGACCGCAGCAACCGGCTACATCACATCGATTGATTACCCAGCCGTTGACGCATCCTCAGCAGATGCGCTCATGGTTTCCTTCACTGTACGGTGCCCAGCAATCACCTACACTGACGTCGCATAGTAGGGCGTGCGGTCATGGTGGGGCGTGACCGCGTGCCAACTTTTAGCCCCACACAATTTCTACACAGGAGACACCCCACATGTCTATTGAATACACTGTCGATGATTCAAAGTTAACCATCGGCGATCTCATCAAACTGCAGGCAGGCAAAGACGACCTCGCAGTCACCGTGTCCATCCTGCGCAAGTGCGTACAAGTCAGCGAAGGCGAATTCGAGGATATCCCGGCAAAGCACTTTCCAAAGATTGTGAAAGCCGTCCTCGGTTCACTCTCGCCATCAATGGGAAACTAAAGAAGGCGCTGAGTGCTCACCTTTGGGTGGGCGATGAAGCGCCAATGGAATACATACGGCTGATTATGTGTCGCGACGTGTATCACTGTACTCCGACGGAGCTTGAGGCGGTGCCTTGGCAAGTTATCCACGAAGACCTCGCCATGATGCAAGTCGAACGCACGATACGCGCGCGAAGGAATAAGAAGTAATGGCCGAAGAGACGGTACTGATTCGCTTTAAGAGCGAAGACGACGCAAGCAAAGCGACCAAGGCCGTCAACGACGGGCTCGACGATGTTGGCAAAAACGCCACCAAAGCGGGCTCGTCGTTTTCCGGCATGGGCTCGGTGATGACTGGCGTATTGCAAGGCGTAGGGCAGGGCATTGTCGGCATGGCATCCCAACTGGGCGGCAAGGCTATCAGCGCAATCACCGACTTTGTCGGCGGTGCAATTGAAGAGGCGTCGGCGTGGAATTCGGTTATGGCGCAAACGGAAGCCGTCGTCAAATCGACGGGAGGCGCCGCGGGACTTACCGCAGCCGAGATGGCGAACATGGCTGGCGCAATGAGTGCCGCGTCGGGCCAGTCGCTGTTCTCTGATGATGCTATTCTCGGCGCGCAGAACGTTCTCGCCACGTTCACAAATATCAAGGGCGAGAACTTCGGAAGCGCGACGCAATCCATCCTCGATATGTCGCAAGCGCTTGGTGTCGATTTGGACAGCGCAGCGATGCAAGTAGGCAAGGCACTGAACGACCCCGTGGCAGGCTTGGCGGCGCTGAGCCGAAGCGGTGTGCAGTTCACCGCAGACCAAGAAGCCATGATCAAAGCCATGGTCGAGGCGGGCAACGTTGCAGGCGCCCAAGAGGTTATGATGGCGGAACTCAACACCCAATTCGGCGGAAGCGCGGCGGCCGCGGTGGACACCTACGCAGGGCAACAGGTCGTACTCAAGGAAAAGATGGCGGATGTACAGCAGGGCCTCGGCGAGGCGCTGATGCCCATCTTGATGGAATTCGGTACATTCATGGCAGACACCGTCGTTCCCATCATTGCCAGCGTGGTAACATCGTTGTCCGAGTGGATAACCTCTATGCAAGAAACCGGCACCACGTCGGGAGTCTTCGATACCATACGGAATGCCATCGCAGGGATTCCCGGCGTACTTGCAACGTTGAGCGCAGGGCTCGCGACGGTGCTCGTCTTCTTGCAACCGCTGACCGATGCGGCGACAACCTTCGGTACGGTCTTTCTTACCGCGATGACCAGTGCAGGCGGTGCAATCAGTGAATACTTGGCATCGCCTACGATGCAAGGATATCTTGCAACATTGCAAACGGCTCTCGGTGCATTGGCAACATTGGTGCGCGACGTCTTAGTCTTGGCATTCCAAGCCTTGACCATTGCGTGGCAGTTGCTGAGCGACGGTTTCACCATTGCGTGGCCGTATATCAAAGTCGTGCTCGATGCGTTCTATTCTCTGATTACCATCGGAATGGCAAACACGACCGGCATCTTGACCGCATTGTCACAACTCGTCACCGGCGATTTCCAAGGCGCATGGACGACATTGAAGACGACGCTCGATACGACAATCAAAGACATCACAAAGTTCTTTACAACACTCGAGACAAACGTCAAAAACGTGCTGAATGAACTCATGGGCAAGTTTACCGAGGTCGGCACCAACATTGCCACAGGCATCGCAAACGGAATCAGTGACGCAGCGGGCAAGATTGCAACCGCGGCACGAAACGCAGCATCGGAAGCGTACGAAGCGGCGAAGAATTTTCTTGGTATGGAGTCACCGTCGAAACTCATGCGCGATCAGGTCGGCGTTAACTTTTCCAAAGGTATGGCGCTGGGCATCCTTGACGGTATTCCCGACGTCGTCAACGCAGCACGAGACACCGCAGCAATCGGAGCGTCAACCGGTGCATCGACAATCAACAACTATACATTTAGCGCTTCATACGCAACGACACAAAGCGAGTCGTCGCTGATTGCTGATGCTCAAGCCATGATGATGACATTGGGGGGTTCGGCATGATTCTACAATTCATCCGCAACAATAGGACGTACGATTTTAACACCGCGGTCGCATTTCCGGGTGACATCGACTATCCAATATACCTAGTCGGTACGGTCGGCTTCGGCTTGGCTCCGAGTCACCAGTTGACGCAACGCGGTCCGTTCCAACAGGGCGACACGTACGTCGGTTTTCGTCTTGACCCTCGCATCATTCAATTACCGTTAGTGGTTGAGGCTTCGTCACCTGAAGATTCATTTACGAAGCGCGCAAAGTTGACGTCGTTGTTTCGCATGAATGACGATGCGGTACAGATTCGCATCGCGTGGACAGACGGAGCAACCACATACGACCGCACCATCACCGGGCGCGTATTTGGCCAGTTGTCACTTGATACCGACAGTCATTACAATGCGATACGCACGACGGTGCAGATTCGATGCAACGATCCGACATGGGTCGATACAACGCAGAACTCAGTCGTGTTGAGTGGCCTTACATCGGGCACACCGACGCCATACCCGAAACCGTACCCCGTGACCTACGGCGCCAACGGCCTCGACAAATACACTACATTCAACTACGACGGCACGTGGGAGTCATATCCGATTATTCAAGTGACAGGCCCGGTGACAGATTTGGCACTCGTCGACACGCTCGGAAACATCATTAGTTTCAACACAGCCGTTCCAGCGGGTCAACTTTGGACAATCGACCTCAGCTATGGTGTCTATACGGTGTACGATCAAGACGGCGTCAATCAGTTCAGCGCATTGACCGCAGTTTCTGACCCTGTGAACTGGAAGATATACCCCGAGTCCGATTTGGTGCCATACGGTGTCAACACCATCGGCGTATCGGGCACCGGAACCGATGCCGATTCTAACATTACCATGTACTATTATTCGCGCTACATAGGAGTATAACCATCATGGCTGAGCAATCAATCGGAATGTCTTCGGGACTGGGCGACGGGACGACAGGCGGATATACCGCAGACCGTATGCGTAGCATGGAACTGAGCACGTTTGGCAACGGTCTATTCTTGAATAGCGATGGTACACAGCCATTCGAAATGACCGGGAGCGGTACGTCGACGCTGACCATCGGCATCGGTAATGCAAACGTGGCGGGATTCTTTTACCAGAATACGACGTCGGCAACGATAAGCGTGGCGACCGGCGTCACGAACGCGACGTATTATCTTATCATCGTTGCAAACAACTCCGCATCGACCGCAGCGGTCACTAAGACGGTCGCCGGTGTGGCAACGGTCCCGGCGTATACAGTGCGCTTGGCCTTGGCATCAGCGGCGCAACTCGGCGCATTGACTTATCAAAGCATTGGTACGTGCGTGGTCACCGGTGGCGTATTGTCTGCGTTCACCTATGACGAGAACGAGTTGATTTCAACGCTTCTTGTTCCGTATCAGACCGGCGTCTATATGAACTCAGGCGTCGCAACGCTTACGACTGCATCGACAGCATACGATGTCACTACCTACACACTCGTCACATCAAATAGCGATGGTATTTTTAGTACGAACACAACAACCGGCGTTATTACCGTCAATCGTACAGGATGGTACGACATTGTCGGACAAGGTCGATTCAACGCCGGCACCACATCTTGGCGGCGTCTGGAGTTGCTTATTAATGGTGCTGTTGTTTGGCGCACCGATATGGCGTCATCCGGCGCGACAAATCACTTTGTCCCAGTCACCGGGAAATCGTATCTTACCGCAGGCGATACGGTGAAAATGCGCGCAACGAGCGGATTGGCTTCGCAGACGGTCGATGCTGCTATCTTCACCATGACTTTGGTGTAACCATGGCGACATCCATCACCATCACGCTGTATAGTGCGGGCATTTTCCCTAATGATATATTGCCCCTCGCCGTCGTCACTCCGCTGTCGTGGAGTGTTGCCAAAAAGGTGAACGACGTCAACATTGCCACGGTGAGGGTCAATTTTCAGAAGTACGGCGGTGTGGACATCACCACCGGTCAGTTCATCATAATTGAGCGCCAAGACATCGCCAACGGCATGGCTGAGTACGTCGAATTCGTTGGAATGATTCGCAAGTACAAAGTCATTCAGGGCGCCGACACCATCATTGAGTTCGTGGCCGTCGATGGTATGCACATCTTGCAAGATCGCCTCGTTGCATGGTATCCAGACCTACCCGGCTATTCGACATTCTCTTCGGTTACATATCCAAAAGCGTCGAGTGTGTTGGCGCAACTATGGAACACGAACCTTGGCCAAGATTCGGGCAATCCGCCGGTAGTGAGTGCGGCGCTTACTCGTCGCTACGGTACGTCGTTGAATCGTTGGGCGGTAGGCCAGGTCATCCTCGCGCAAACGTTCGCAATCGATTACAATGTCGGCGCCGCGGTCAACTATTCCTGTAGCGGTGAAAACTTATTGACCGCTATGCAAAAAGTTTCCGACGCTGGCGGTATTGATTTTTGGGTAGATATCTATAATCAAGAATATGGTTTCTTTGAATATACATTATACGCAGCAGTCAATCGCGGAGTAGATCGCACCGCATACGTCAAGATGAGTCAAGAGAACAACACGCTAGGCACGTTAGACCGCACCGTTGACATCCTCAATTCGCCATCGTACATCATCGCCAACGGCACCGGTAAAAACAAAGCACGCATACACGGCGGATATCCTGCGGTTGTCCCTGAAGACCTCGCATTGCGTGAAGCATTTGTCAACGGCGCCGACAATACAACGGTGAACCAGTTGAACGTCATCGCCACGCGTCGCTGGCTCCAAGAGCAGCGCAAGGTGCAGAGCTACAACATCGAAGTACTGCAGAGTTCCGTATACCGCTATGGGCGCGACTACTTCCTCGGCGACTTAGTAACAGCCGTGTGGAACGGTGCCACGACGTTGACGAGAAAAGTATACGGCGTGACCCTTGGCATGGACAGCAGCGGAAATGAGAGGGTGCAAATTGACTTGGTTGCAAACTAATGACGCGCAACAAGTAGCAGCGCGTGTCCTCAACTTGGAACGCTACGGTGGAGCAACGTACCTGTCATTGACGCGCACCGCAACGCTCAGCATTACCACGGCTGGCGTCGTGGTGACGTGGCAATCCGAAATCGAGAACGTTGGCGAGTGGACGTGGTCGGCGACGGCAATCACGGTGCCCGTCGCTGGCTATTATGCCGTTACCGTTATTGGCTCGCTGGCCATACGCGACAACATCCACGGTGATTTACGCGTCAATTCTGTTGAGGTGTGTTCGATGGGCACCGGTGCGCAAAGAGATGTGAAGTTCAGGCACACCGTCACCCGATTTTTCAAAGCCGGTGACGTCGTCCAGTACCGAGCACACACCACGACGGGCACGCATACGCTGCAAGTCGTCACCGAAGACGTGGCCGGTGAATCGCCGATATTCCATATGGTGATGCTATGATTTTTCGCATTTATGACCCCGTCTCGATCACGTATCAGTACTTCGATGATGTTGGTGAATGGTATCCTACGCTGCCCGTT